CTCGTACTCACGGTTCACGAGGAGGGGCATCACCGCCATCTCACGGAGGGCCATGAGGCCCTGCGCGAGCAGCTGCGGGATGACGTTGCTGAGGTCGTTCATGGCTCCAATGGAGGTCGGTTGGGTTCACCCGCTCGGAGAGAAGGCACGAGCGGTGTGGCTCTGCGCTTCCTCTCCGCGAGGTGAGCCCCACCCTCCGGGGTGGGAGCCGCGCCGACCTGAGACCCACGACGGGCTGACGGTCGGCCGGTGCGCGTCCTCGCAGGACGCGCCGCTCAGCACGAGGGCGGATGGTAGCCGGCGCCTCGCGCGGAGCGCAACCCCCTCAGCCCGGGGGCTCCTCGCCCCGCGGACCAGCGTCGATGAGCGCCGCGAGCCGCTCGCTCTTCGCTCGCGCCCAGACCCGCAGGAGGCCGAGGACCGCCGCGAGCGCCGCTGCGCCGGCCGTCCAAAGCGCCTGAGTCCTGTGCTGGGCGAGCCAGGAGCCCCCAGAGCCCGTGCCCTGCGCCGGCGGGTCCTCGGCCGCCGGAGGGTCCCCGGGCTGATCCTGCGCCGCTGGGGGAGCCGTGTCGGCGCCCTGCTCCGCCCGCTCCTCGACCGACGCCGGCACGGCCGCGTCTGAGCCCGACGAGGACTGGATGAGGAAGCACCCCGGGAGCGGCGCGAGGACGGCGAGCGCGAGGAGCCAGCGCATCGCCGGAGCCTACTCTGCGCCGGCCGGCTTCGGCCTGTCGATCCGAGCGCCGTGCGCCGACCACTCCCGCTCGGCGAGGTCCCAGACCTTCTGCTCGTCACGCCAGCGCTGCGCCCACTGCCGCGCGTCCCGGTCCATCATGTCGACGCCGTAGGCGTAGCCGGCGCCGTCCATGTCCGCGCCGAACACGCGCACGACCGACGCGCCTTCGCCGACCGCGCGGCTGATCGTCGCGAAGATGGTCAGGTTGAGCGTGTAGAACGTCGGCTTGGTCCGCGGCAGGAAGCGCGCGCGGAAGTCCTCCTCGATGTCGGGGTACGCCCACGTGCGAACGCCGTGCTTCGCCCACGCCTTCGCCTGCCGCTCCTTGCACCAGAGCACCGGGAGCGGCTCGTCCCGGACGAGGATCTGCGTGAACTTGTGCGGCGGGTCGAGCGCAGACCAGACGTCGACGCGAAGCGGCGCGAGGACCGCCGTGTTGATCGCGACCACGGGCCCTTGAAGGTCAGAGTCCCGGACCGCCGCGAGCGACGGCCCGGGTGCGAGGATCGACCACGTGCTCACGCGGTCAGCAGGAGCACGCCGATACGGGCCGCGATCCCCACCATGCTCTTCTGGATGAACGCGCTGACGTTGGCGCCGACGGCGACGCTCGACGCCGCCGTGATGTTGCGCCTGATGACGACGAGCGACTGCTCGGCGACCGCGGTGTCCTCGCCGCGCATCTGCGCCGCGAGGATCGCCGCCGAGAGGTCGAGCGCCTGAACGGCTTGCTGCCGCACCGCGTCGCCCGCGTCCGCGAGGTTGTCGATGTGCGCCTCCAGCAGCGCACGCTCCTCGTCCAGCAGTTGCCGGCCGAGGTCGCCCAGGGAGTCGCTCATTCGTCGACCTCAGCCTCGGCCGCCTCGATGCGCAGCTCCCACGAGTCGAGCGCCTGCGTGAGCGCCACGCCGTTGACGCCGGAGAGGTCCGGGTCGTTGGCGGGGTCGCCGTCCGCGAGGTCGCGCACGATCGGGGAGACCAGCTCGTACGTCGCGCGGTCCGCCTCGACGTACGCCCGATCCGGGCGCAGCGTCGTGAAGTGCTCGCAGGACGCGAGCATCGGCAGCGTCAGCGCCGCGATCGTCAGGGTGAGTGTCTTCATGGCCGGAATGTACCTCAGTCCTGCGCGACGCGCTTCTCGCCCTTCGCGATGGCTTCCATGTTCTTGCCGATCGCGACGGGGTCGCGCGCGACGAGCCCCTTCTGGTCGTCCTTGCTCTCCGGCGCGTCGTTGCCGCCACTGCCGCCGCCTCGCGCCGGCTCGAAGAAGAACGAGCGCCGGTCGAGCAGCTCGTGTTGCACGTACTCCTCGGGCTTGATCGGCGAGCCGTCCTCGGCCATGAGGTCCTTGCGCTTCGGGACGAGGTTGCCATCCGCGTCGGTCGTCCAGTCCGCGCGGATGCGGTCGGCGAGGTCGAGCTTGGCGCCCGAGCGCACGCGGAGGTTCCGCTCGTCGATCATGCGCGTCACCTTGTCGAGCGCCTGCATCGAGGTGTAGTTGCCGACGAGCTTCTCGTGCTGGCTTTTCAGCTCGGAGTACGCCTCGCGCGCCTGCTTCACCTCCTTGTTCTTGTCGTCGAGCATCCGCGCGGTGCGGCGCTGCACGACCTCGTCGATGTTGCCGGCCTGGATCAGCTTGCGCTCCTCCTCCTCCTCGATCTCGCCGATGCGCTCCTGGAACTTCTTGACCGCCTCGGGGTCGATGCCCTCGAACTGCGAGCGGAGCTGCCCCATCTCGCTCTTCATCCGTTCGAGCTGCTGGTTCAGCGCGCGGTTGCGGTCGCGGAACTCGGCGAGCCGGTCGTCGTTGCCGCCGCTCGCCGGCGGCGCCGCGCCCTCGATCTGGATGTCATCGCGGAGGTGGAACGCACCGTCGCGCTCTTCGTAGAGCCCGCGCGCGTAGTCGGGGATGTCGTCTTGGCTGTCGTACTTCTTGCGGAGCATGGTGTGGTCCTCGGGTTAGTTGAGCAGCTGCTTGACGGGGACGAGGTTGCCGCCCGAGTCGATGAGCTGCGAGAGTGTAATCTGCCCTTCCTTCCAGGCGTCGAACAGCTCGGGGCCGAGCTTGTTGCGGGCGAACTCGTCACCCTTGATGTTGAGCCAGTCGTCGAACGTGCGCACGCGACCGGAGCCGATCTGCCCGTCCATCGTAGCGCGAGCGCTGTCCGGCACCGTGTTCAGCTTGTCGAGCCGGCGCCCGGACGCGCGCTCGATCAGCTCGTCCCACGAGTACGTCACGGGTGAGAGTTGCGTCCGGCACTTGAAGTGCCACGGCGGCGGCCCCGGGAAGCCCTCCTGCGTCGCGCTCGTCGGGAACGGCTCGCCGTTGACGTACCACGCCGACCCGGTCCGCGCCATGCAGATGCGGCTCGTCCGGCCGTCGAGCGTGGTCACGGCTTCGTAGCCCTTGATGAGGTCGCCGTTCTCCTCGTAGACGTTCATCGCCGCGCGGTTGCCCACCGACTGCGCGCTCGTTCGCACGAGCGTCTCGGCCTGGTTGCGCGAGACGTCCATCGCGCCGCCGGTGAACTCGCGCACGCGCTTTGTCCGCCCGCGCGGCGTCGTGATCTCGATGGTGCGCCCGGTCGAGCGCCCACGCACGCGGCGGATCAGCTCCTCGTTCGTCTCGCCCTGCTGGATGCCGAGCCGCATCTCGCGCGCGAAGCGGCGCCGCGTCCCCTCCGCCTGCCCGTTCCACCAGTCGCGCGCCGGCTCGCCAAGCACGACGTCGCGGTCGACGAGCGCGCGCAGCTCCGAGCGCGTGAGCGTCGGCGCGACGATGTTCACGCGGAACAGGCCGTTGAGGACGGACACCGCCTCGCCCTGCATGAAGGTCGCCGCCTCCAGTGCACCGCGCGCGGACTGCGTCGCCGCCGTCGAGTAGCGCCCCGCGATGACCGTGCGTGTCTCGCGGAGCAGCTTCTCCAGCCGCCGGCGCTTGAGCGACTCCGACGAGAGGCCGGCGAGGTCGGCCGCCCTGAGCTGCCGCACGAGGTCGGTCTCCAGCACACGGAGCGTCGAGACGACACGCGCGCGTGTCGTCAACGTGAGCCGGTTGAGGTCGATCTGGCTGCTCGTCAGCTCGACCGCCGCCAGCTCGGCCGCGTTGAGGTTCTCGGCCATGCGCGCCTATCAGCCCTCGTCGTCGTCGTCGCCCTCGTCGTCGTCGGGCGGCCGCCGGTCCTCGCGATCCGGCGACAGCGCAGCGTCGAGCCCGCCGCCGGGCGGGCCGCCGATGATCGCCGCCGCTTCGTCCTCGGCCGTCCAGGCGTCGGGGTACAGCTCGCCGCGGTTCAGGTTGAAGTAGTACACCGGCCACGACATGAGCCCGCCTTGGACCTGCTGCATGAGCGCGGCGAGGAGCTGCGGCGAGAGACCCGCGGTGCCGAAGTCCTGGTTGAGCTGCACGCCGACCTCGGTCCCGATCCCGCGGAACTGCGCGAGGAAGCCGAGCGTGCGCGTGAGTCCGCGCGACGTCGCCTGCGCGATGCGCGAGAGCGCGGACTGCTCGCCGGCCTGCCGGAGCTTGACCGTCTCGGCCGCTTCCTGCGCGCCGGCACCGGGCTGCTCCTCGATGAGCCGACCGCCGAGCGCGGCCATGTGCTTCTCCTTGCGCTCCATCGCGTCCTTGAGCGTCGACAGGCCGGCGCCGGAGAACTCCAGGTAGCCCGCCTTCGCTTGCGGGTTGTCCGTCACCCAGGCGTAGCCGGAGCCGATCGCGAGCGGGCCGTTGAAGTCAAAGCCCGCGGCGTACGGCTGCGGGAGCGCGGTGAAGTGCATCCCGTGTTCGTAGTCGGCGCTGTTGCGGTAGTGGCTCAGGTTCACGACCGCGATGTCTTGCAGCGGCGGTTTCTCCGGCTTCGCTCGGTTCGTCGTCGCGTTGAAGAACACGAACGGGATTTCGCGGAACAGCACACCGCCGGCCGCACGCGGAACAGCGCGGTAGCTGAACGAGAACTCAGACTCGCCGCCGTCACCCGTGCTCGACTCGACCTCGTCCCAGACCTCCTGGTAGTACACGAGCCCGTCCTCGAAGTCGGTCGGCGAGAGCCCCTGCTCAGCGAGGAAGTCCTCGACCTGCATCTGCTCCTCTTCGTCCGTGCGCGGCACGGGCGCGCCGAGCCAGAGGATGCGGTAGCGCTCCATCTCGCGCGCGTGTCCGTCGACCTCGACGACGTTGCCAGACTTCTCGCGGAGCGCGACCATCGTCAGCCGCCGGCGGCCGTCGATCAGGTCGTGCTCCCAGTTGACGATCGACTCGGCGACGTACGTCGCGATGTACGGTTCCGCGTTCTCGTCCGCGTCGCGCGGGAGGTCGACGAGGTGCCCGAACCTGCCGATGCCCACGACCTCGTCGAGCGTCTCGTCGATGACCTCGTGGAACGAGTCGAGCGAGGCGCCGGCGTACGTGAGCGCCTCCTCCTGCGCGGCCGGCCACGTTACGTCCGGCTCCTTGCGCATGATCGCGCCGACGAGCCCATCGCGCGTCCGGCCAGTCGCGTTCATGAACACGGCGCGGTCGCGGTAGCTTTCGTACGTCGAGACCCGCGTCTCGCTCGGCTGCGGATAGCGCTCGCTGCCCGTCGGCTGCCCGGCGAGCGGCGGGAGGTAGCGCTTCGACACCGAGGGATGCTTGACGCGATCCTCGCCGCCGACGACGTCACGCTGCCGGCGCCACTTGTCGTGGTACTCATCGAACTTGCGGTGCTTCTTGCTCGGATCGAACGACATCGTGCGTCAGGACTGGAGGTAGGCGATCAGGTGCCAGCGGTTGTTCCACTGCGGCACGTTCGAGCGCGCGAGCGCACCGAGCGCGTCGTCGCTGCCGGCGAAGGCGCGGACCCACTCGTCGGCGTCCTCGCAGTCGACAGCGAGAGCCACGCGGAGCGCGGTGCCGTAGTAGTAGCTGCTCGTGTTCGTCGAGGCGCGCTTGCCGTCGACGTCGCAGCGATACCACGGCGCGGGAGCGAGCGGGTCGCGGCAGGTTTCGCAGATGAACGTCGCGAGGCGGCGCATCGCCTTGGTCAAGTCGCCGGCGTCAACGTCTAGGTCGCATCGACTCGCGAGCCAGAGCGCGTAGAGGAACATCGTCTCCTGGTACGTCTGCGTGACCGCGTAGACGGGCAGGTCCGTGTAGCTCTGCACGCTCGCGCCGAGCGCCTCGAACTCGAAGCGGAACTGGCGCGCGTAGACCGTCGCCTCCTTGTTGTGCGTCCACGCGCAGATGCCGCCGTGCGCGGTCTGGTGATCGAGCACCGTCGCGACGGCGTCCTCCAGCCACTCGCGCGACTGCTGCGTGCCGTTCAGCTTGAGGTCGAGCGCGTTCAGGACCATCGTCCACGCCTCGCCGCGGTCCATCATCCCGCGCGCCTGGTCGCGGAGCCAGCCGCAGTCGAGGCGCGCGGCCGCAGCCATGTCGCGGACGGCGTCGAGCGCGAACGGCGTCTGGAAGCGCTGCGCGAGGAAGGCATACGGGGCGAAGAACCGAGGCGCGTGCTGGAGGTCGTAGCTGCCGGCGAGCGCGTACTTGTGGCTGTCGATCCAGTCCTCGTCGAAGCCGTACACGTTGGCCGACTGGTTCGGGATCATGCGCTCGGTCGGACCGATCGAGAGCCCGAAGCCGGGGAGCACGCGCCCGAGCTGCAGCGGCTCGCCGCCGTCGGTTAGGTAGCCGCGCTGCGGCCGGCGCTCGACCTCCCACAGCCAGCGGTTCGCGAGGTGGTACAGGTCATCCTCGTCGAGCGCAGCCTCGAACTCGGCGAAGTAGTCGAAGCGGATCCCGCTGCCGCTGCCCCAGCCGCCGTAGTCGCCGACGAGCGATGCGAACTCGCCGGAGCCGTAGCCGTCGCGGATGAAGGCGAGCGCGTCCTCACGCGCGCGCTCACGGACGCGGTCGAGGTAGCCGATGTCGCCGGTGACGGTGCGGTCGAAGCCGTCGACGTACTGCGCCCCGCGCGCGTCGAGGTGCGGCGCGTCGCGGAGCGCGGCCGCGGCGAGCGGGTGCACGCTCACCGGCTCGTCCTCGTCGGCGCCCTCGCCGCCCGAGACGAGGTGCCCCGGCACGATCGCCAGCGCGACGCTGAGGCGGCAGCCCTGGTAGACGTCGGTCCCGAGGTCGACGGCGAACAGCGACGGACCACGGCGCGTCACGCGGATCCACTCGAAGCGCGGGATGATCGCGAAGCCGGCGGGCGCCTGGATGAGCAGCTCCCGGTGGAGCACGTGCGGCGTCCGCGGGCCGGTCGTCTCCCCGTTCAGGACCGTCAGGTCCAGCTCGATCCCGGGCGAGTCGCCGCGGACGGTGAGCCGGTGCCGGACGAGCGGGCCGTTGGGCACGTGGAAGCGCGTCACCCCGCCGCTGGTCGGCGCGTCGTAACCGGCGAGGCGCACCGCCCCCGTCTCCATCTGCCGCTCGCTCTCCAGCGTCAGGCCGACTGAGTCTGCGCGGAGCAGGCCGGCGTAGGGTCCGAGCGCGAGCCCGAGCCCCTTCGTCAGACGGGCGGCGGCGGGGAGCAGGAGCGGGTTCAGGGAGACCATGAGCCGGGCGGGGTGGAGGTCGAGGTCGGGCGGCCGGCGCCGGGCGCGCCGCGGGGAAGCGTACCCTGCCCCGCTAGGCTTCGCACAGCGCCGTGTCGCTGGCTTTGCGGGCTCCGAGGAGTCCTCGGCCGCCCCGGGGACGTCAGAGGCCCACACGGGCAGCCAGGCGCCTTGCGCGAGCGTGCGCCCGCGCGCGCGTGCGCGGGGGCGCGCGCGCAGGCGTGCGCGTACGTGCGCCCGAGCGTGCGCGCGCGTACGCCCGGGCGCGCGCGTACCCGGAGGGGGAGCGAGGACGCAAGCCTGATCTGGGAAAAGCGTCAGGCCCCGTCGCCGTCGAGCGCAGCGCCGGGGTCCCAGGAGTACCCGTAGCGCTCGAAGTCCGAGCCGCCGAGGTCGTGGACGCGGCGGATGCATCGAGGCTCGCTGTACACGCGCTCGATGACCTCGACCGTGGCGACCGGCTTCCGGTTCACGTGGGGGAGCGGGGCGTGCTCGATGTCGAGCGTCGCGCAGAGCCGGCGCCAGTCCTGATCGAGCGACTCGAAGCGGACCACGAGCCGGTCGTCCACGTTCGGGCCGGCGTAGTGCGCCGTGTCGCCGCGCGCGAACTCCGGCAGCTCCGAAGTCAGGAACGGCCAGGGCTCGATGCCCTTGGGGAGCGCGCGCTGCGCCCAGAGCGCGGCGAAGCGCGCGAACGGGTTGCGGATCGACGCGCCGACGCGGTAGCCGCGGCGCTCGATGAGGTTGCGCGTGATGGCCGCGGTCTCGCCGAACCGGCCGTGCATCCAACCGATCCCGTGCCAGCGCATCGCCCACCGGTCGGCGTCCGGCGGCAGCTCTTTGGTCCCGGGCTTCGGCGTGAGGTGCGGGCGGAGCGCGGCCGTGATAGACGAGCCGGCGGTCTTCGGCACGTGCGCGAACAAGAGCTTGAGGTCGTGAGCGACGAGCATGGGTCAGACTCCGTGCAGCCGCAGCTGCCGCATCGCTTCGCGGTCGAGCGGGTAGAGGAACTGGACGGCGTAGTCGCGCGCTTCGAGGAGGTGCGACATCGCCTCGGTGTCGGTCTTGCCCTTCCGCTCGGCGGTGTAGCTCAGCATGTACTTGATGAGGTGCTTGCACCACGGCGCGAACGTCAGCCGCACGCGCCCGCTGCTCGGGCGGAGCATGGCGTTGACGGCGTTCTCTCGGTCGCGCACCGCTGTCGCCTGCCGGTAGGCGTTCACGCGCAGCCCCGCCATCTCCAGGAACTTGAAGTCGGTCATGCCGGCGGGCGCGTTGGTTCTACGCTGCCGGCCGGCCGGGTCGGGGTAGACGTCGCGGAGCGGCGCCTTGACCTCGACGACGGTGTCATCGTTCCGGCCGACGCAGTACGGCTTGACCCAACCGGGCTCGCCGTAGCGCGCCGTCAGCTCCGCGGCGAGCGAGGGCGTGTCGCTGTTCGGCAGCTCGATCTCGTCGAAGAAGTGGATGTGCGGCTCCGGCCCCGGGCGATGCCAGAACACCGCGGCGCTCATCGGGTTCACGTTGAAGTCGATGCCGGCGCCGAGCAGCGCGCCGTCGGGCATCGAGAGCGGGACCACGTTCTCGGTCCGGTTGAAGCCGTAGTAGACGAGCCCTTTGGTCAGGTTGACGAACTCGCCGTGCACGTAGCTCGCCGCCATGACGTCGTCGAGCGCCGAGAGCAGGTCTTCGACGTAGCCGCTCCGGTTCGCGAGGTTCTCGCTCGTCGACGCGCGCGCAAGGCCAACGTCGAGCGTCTCGCTCAAGTCGCCCTCGAACAAGTCGTAGCCCCAGTTCATCCCCTCGGGCGTGCCGGCGAGAGCGATCTCGGAGTACGCAGACCTGCCGTTGCGCACGCGCTTGTGGAGCTGGTCGAACACGGCGCGCGACTGGATGAACGGCTCGTCCATGTACGCAGCGGACGGGTTGCCGCCCTTGAGCCGGTCCGGCTTGTCTCCGGAGAGGATGCGGATGGCGCCACGCTTCCGAATCACGCGGCCGGTCCTCGGGTGCGCGTAGACGTGGCGGAACGTGAACTGGAACGGCTGCGCGCGGCGGAGGTCCCACTCGAACGTCTGCCCGAGTGCGCGACGCAACACGGCCTGCCCTTCGAGCGCGTCCTCGAACGCAGGAACGAGCGGGTCCTGCGCCATACCGTACGTCGGCGAGACCATCCACACCGGGATCCCGTTGTTCATCGCGGCGACGGCGATGGCGCGCTTCGTCAGGATGTTCGTCTTCCCCGCGCCGTAGCCGCCGACGAATCCCTTGATGAAGTTGGGGAGCGCCCAGAAGCGGCGCTGCCCGGGCCACATGCCGCCGACGGCGATGCGCCCGTTCTCGTCGAGGACGGGGTCGTCCTTGCGGAACAGGGTGTGCGCGTGCCGTTGTAGCTCGGCGAGTCGCGCCGCCGTGGTGAGCGCGACCACGCCCTACCCCCAGCGCAGGATGGTGTAGCGCCCGCGGATCTCGACGTCGATGGAGTCGAGGCGGTCGACAAGGCGCAGCCACTCCGACGGCTGCAACCCGCCGGACGGGTGGAGGTTCTTCTCGTCGACGCCACGGAAGCCGGACTGCGGGGTGCTGTCGATGATGTGCGTGCCGGCGGCGGCGACCCGGTTCAGCTCCTCGAACACGCGGGGGAGGTCGGCGGTCGCAACGTGTTCGAGGAAGTCGCACGAGACCGTGCGCTCGAACGAGCCATCGTCGAACGGGAGCCGGCGCGCGTCGGCGATGCCGGCGCGGTCGTCGATCCCGTGCGTCTTCCAGATGAGCGGGAGCTGCGTGTTGAAGTCGACGCCGCGCCACGCCGGTCGACCGACGAGCGCGAAGCCGGCGCCGCAGCCGACGTACAGGACGCGCGACGCAACGCGGTCGATCTCCGCCAGCTCGTCGGCGAAGTCTGCCGCGAGGTGGTCGACGGCGTAGTACCGCAACAGCGGTTGGCGTTCGTAGTCGGCTGCTTCGGTCATAGCTGGTACTCGTCTCCGTCCTCGTCGACGATGATGCGCGTGATGCCGGCCCTCTTGTTCAGGCCGAGAACGACGCGCGCGCCGAGCGGTGTGATGGTAGCAGTCCGGCGCCCGTCCTCCGACTCCGCCGAGAGCGGGCGGAGCCAGCCACGACGGATGAGCTGCTTGCGTACGTCGGTCGGCACACAGGCGTCGAACTGCTCATCCGAGGAGAACGTCGACCAGATCGCGTCGAGCCAGCCAGCGAGGAAGCTGTCGGTCGAGTCGAGCGGATCGGTCAGCGGGTCGTTGGTCACAGGTACTCGAACGGCAGTTCGGCCGCCGCCTCCTCATCGGTGATCGCGTCGGTGATCTCGTCGGGCGCCGTGTTCGCGTCCGGGTGGTAGTCGGGGTGCCGGCGTTCGAGCAGCAGACGGATCGCAGCGACGTCGCCTGCGTTCGCCTGTCGCTGGAGCGCCTCGACGGTAGCGGTGCGCGCGAGCGTCGTCCACCGGTCCATGTCCGCGGCGAGGTCGGGGTTTTCGGCGCGAAGGCGGAGTAGCGCTTGCGGCGTGATCTTGAGCGCGGCGGCAATCTCGGGCGTCGACGCCTGCGCCTTGCACAGCCGGCGGATCAGCGCGCGCCGCTCTTCTTCGTCGTCGAGGTCGACATCGTCACTCGACGTCGTCGGCCGGTGCTCGATCGTCGTCGTCGGGAGGTCCTGGATGGCCTCCTGCCAGCATGTCGCGAGTAATCCGCGTGACCAGTTTCCGCGCGTCATGTGCGTTCAGCTCCTCTTGGATGATGGCGACGACGCCACGGAACCAGGCTACCAGTTCGTCCGGGGACACGCTGCGCTCGGCGGAGAGGCGGATGCGCCACGTGTCGGCCTGCTGCTTCGATAGCTTCGCGGCAGCGTCGGCGAACGTGCGCAGCGCGTTGTCCTCGGCGACGCCGCGCTCCAAGAGCTGCCCGAGCTGCCCGAGCTTCACGGCAGCCTCGGCCGGGTCGTCGCGCGCCTCGCGCATCTCGCGGTACAGCTCCAGCGCGCGGAGCCTGAACTCCGGCGTGTCGCGCTCGTTCACGCGCGTCGCCGCGCGGCGCACGATCGTCTCGGTCAGGGCGATCGTCTCGACCATGTCGAGCAGCCCCTCGCGATTCTCGATCGCTTCGTTGTAGCTCGCGAGGATGCGCCCCTGGAGCGAGGTCGCATAGCGCCCGTGGATCGGCGGCCGGCCGCCTCCGACCACGCCGCCGTGCATCCGGCAGACCTCGAAGCCGGGCGTCTTGCCGTTCTTGCAGCGCGAGCCGTCGCGCGCGCGCGCACGGCACCGGTCCGGCTCGTCGCCGTTCTCGAACGTGGCGCTGGTCGGCCTGCCCTTCGGCCGCGCCTTCGGTCGGTCCGGTCGTCGCGCCATGCTGATAGTTGCTCCTTTTCACAGCCCCATAGGGTTATTCGCTCGCGCGATCAGCGTGGCCGGCCACGCGCGCGCCCCTCGTCGATCCTAGCCTGCCGGCGCGCTCAGACTCCCCAGGCGCCTGTGTCGCTGCGCTCGCGCCCGCCGGCGTCCGAGGAGCCGTCCGCCGCCTCGGGCTCGCCTGCGGGCGTTGAGGGCGCCGTGATCCGCCCGGTGAGCGGGTCGAGCCGCGCGCGCGACGGGATGCCGATCGTGCCCGCCTCGATGACCTCGACCACGGCGAGCCCGTCGAGCGAGTGCCGCCACGCGATGCTGTCGCCGGTGCCGCGGACGCGCTCGCGCGTCTGCCGGCAGACGCCGCGGAGCCTGTCGACGACGAGCCCGCGGCCGACCGCGGCGCCGACGGCGAAGCCGGCGACGGGGAGCACGATGGCGAGGACGAGCAGCGTGGTCTCGGTGTCGGTCACGCCTCGCCCTCCTCGTCGACACCCTCGCCCCACTCGGCGTCGGACCAGGAGAGCCCGGTCGTCTTGGTCACGAGCGAGTAGCGGCAGAGCCCGGCGAGCGTCGGGATGAGCGTGTTGTCCTGCGCGCGCGTCACCCAGCCGCGGACGAGCGCGACCGCCACGACCTCGTCCCACGACAGGTGCGTCGGCGCGGTATCGACCGGCGTCTTGCGCAGGCGGGTCCGGTCGATTGGGTAGTGGCGCGCGGTGAACACGACGAGCGCGTCGACCGCCGCTTCGAGGTCGGAGTCGTGGGTCACGTGGGCCATCGTTCACTCTGGTGCTGAATCGCGGCACGCGCGATGTCGGTCAAGTTGATCTGGTGGGACGCGGCGACTCGCGCGACGGCGCCGAGTACGACAGCGAGCGAGTCGGCGACTGCGCGGGTGTTGACCTGGAGCCCGTCGGCGAGCCCGCGGTGCATCGACGCGGCGAGGTCGGCGTGCGCGCGCAGCTCATCGGCGTCGAGCATGACGAGCGTGCGCGCGAGCGATTCGACCGCCTCCTCGTGGACGAGGTCGGTGTTCGGGCGCGCGTTGACGCGCGTCTGGAAGTCGAGCAGTCCAAGCTCCATGTCGCTACGGGGTCGGGTCGAAGGGGACGGGCACGACGTACGTCGTCGCATCGAGACGCAGCTTCACGCGCTCGATGCCCTCGCGCGCTGCGTAGAGCATGTTGGCTGGCGACGGGCAGAGCAGGCGGGGGCGGCCGCCGCGGTGCGTCCAGACGGCGTAGCCGATTGGGATGTCGCTCTTCATGAGCTGCGTCGCGCGCTCGGCGAGGTCGAACGCTTCGGGATGATCCAACGGCACGCGGTAGGCGACGATGAAGCGGATCGAGCGAGGCTCGGACTTGGTCGGCCGTCGCCTCCAGGAGTCCTCGACGAGCAGCTCAGGGACACAGTTCGGTCCGGCCTCGCCGACGCGCCGATGCTCCAGGATGAACGTCCCAGCCGGAGGCATGAACATCGTCAGGCCGTGCTCCTCGGGCGGGTCGTCGAGCCGGTGCATGTCGCGCGCGAGCGGCGGCGTGCGGAGCGGCTCCGGCCGGCGGAGCGGCACGTACATCTCTCGATCAGGGCGCCACTCTTCGGTGTCGATGTGGCACCGCCCCTGTCCTCGTTCCGGCTCAGGGGCCGCAGGCTTCGCCTGCTCGCGCGCAGGCTCCTCGGGCTCCGGTCGGACGTCGACGCGGCGCGCGTCGCGTGCGCGGCGAACCAGGAGCCCTGGCGCGGCGATCAGCGCGGCGGCGCTCGACGCGGCGAGCGCGAGGCAGGCGTCGCCGGCCCTGTCGCACAGGTCGGCGGCCGCCTCGGCGCGCTCCTCGACCCAGTCGCGGACGTCGGTCACAGGAGCGAGTCGACGGGCACGCCGAGAACGACGGCGATGCGGGTGAGCACTTCGAGCGACGGGCGCGCGGCGCCGGTCTCGATGTTCGCGATCGCTGGCCGGCTCCGGTCGACGAGCGCGGCGAGGTCTTCCTGCCTGAGCCCGCGGGCGATGCGCGCTTCGTACACGGCCTGCCCGACGCCGGCGATGCGTCGCTCGACGATCGTCCGCACGCGCGCCGCGGTGGGGAGGTTGCTCATCGGGGGCTCTCCAACGGCAGCGGCGGCGCGTCGACCACCTCGGTCCAGAGGTCGAACTCGACCAGGCTCCATCCGAGTGGATCGCCGCACTCGTGACACGGCTCGCCGTCCTCGTCAACGATGATGACGTAGCGCTGCCACTCGTGACGCATCGGCGGCCCGTGGTGGAGGACGAGCATCGCAGCGAGGAACGGTGTCCCGTCCCTCGGTGCGGAGTCCATCGGCTTCCATGTCTCGGTCATCGTCGGAGTGTTGCTGGGGCTGACGTCGCCGTCAAAGGTTTGCGTTCCTGTAGTCGTCGTCTGTCAGCGTGAACTCGACGCCGGTGAGGCGCGTCCCCTTGACGATGCGCGCGTGCTCGCGGACCTTCTCGGGGAGGAGCGCGAGCACGCGGCCGGCGCGCTTCCTGTCGAAGAACATCGGCTCGGGCACGGCGCGGATGTGCGTGCCGCCTCCGGGCGCCGGATCGACCCGAGCGTGCAGCCACACGCTCGGGTCGTCGGGATCGCGCCCGAGGACGACGGCGAAGGCGGGCTTGCCCATCACGGCCTCCGCTGGGCAGGCAGACAGACCGGGCAACCGAGCGCCGCCTGGAGGTACGTCTGCGGCCGAGTGATCTCGCGGCCACACCTCACGCAACGAGGTCGGCAGAGCGGGTAGCTCGGGGGCTCCTTCGGCGCGGCGGGCGCCTGGAGGTGGTGCTCCTCGATCGCGCGCTGGTAGCCCTCGTTGCGCGCCGCCTGGAGCTGCATCTCCGTCGGAATCTGGGGCGGCGCGGCGGGCGCCTCGGGCTCGGCCTTGAGCGCGTCCACCTTCTTCGCCGCGAGGTAGACCATCCCGCCCGCCTGGCAGGCGCAGTAGGTGGCGCTGCACTCGTCCTTCCAGACGGTGTCGTGCAGTTCGAGAAGCGCGTCGCGGAGCGCGTCGCCCTCGGGCTCGCTGGGCGCCGGGTGAGCGGTGAGGGCGGTGCGGAGGTCCCGCAGGCACTCCGCTTCGCCGTCAAAGCCGTCGAGGTCCAAGAGGTCGATGATCGGGCCGAGGGCTTCGACGAATGTCGCAGCCTCCCGCAGCCCCGCCTCGTCGCGCTTCGGCTCATCCGGCAGTTTGTCGAGGCAGTCGTCGTAGTCACGGCGCAGTTCACCCACGGCTCGGACCGCGTCTTCCCAGCGCCGCTCGGGCGGGTCGCCATCCGTGTCGGCTCCCGATAGCACGTAGCACTCGCCGAGCATCGACTCCAGCTCTGCGACCCGCTCTCGCAGCCGAGCCACTTCTGCTTGCCGGCTCATCGTTCCACTCTCCTTGTGTAGCCGCTCACGCCCTCGCTGCCAGATCGGAGCGGACCTCGCCGATGCGCGCGTCGATCGCGTTCCGCATCACGACGAGCCCCTCGCAGAAGCATTCGAGTGAGCATTTGACCCGCTCGGCGTCGGTGATGGCGTCGGCTTGGATCTCAGCGAATCGCTCTTCGGTCTCTTCGTCCATCGGTCTCGGGTGCTGTGGTTGTGGCGAGTCAGCGCGCCGAACAGCGCGCCGCGGCTGACGAGCGTAGCGCACGCCGGCGACGTTAGTCGCGCGAACCTGCGGATTCGCACGCAGCGCGTGCGCACGCCTTCTTGCGGTCGCGTGCCCTCGCCTTCGACTCGCGGGTGCAAGCCCGGCAGATCCACGCGCGCCCCATCGGGCCGCTCTTGAGCTTTGCGAACGAGTCGCGGGGTAGCGCTTGGAGGCAGTCGGGACAGCGCGCGGTGCCGAGGTCGGGTCCTTGCGAGACCACGACGCGGATCGTTGGCGCGTGGCTCCTCGTCCAGACCCAGTCGCACGAGACGCTGTACCACTTGTCGTTCAGACCTGTTGCGTCCTCGACGCCGTCAAGCGCGAGGTCGATGCAGTTGTGCGAGTCGCCGCGATGATCCTGCCGGAACACGAGCAGCTCGACATGAAGCCGGTCCTGCCGCGCGACGGCTCCGACCCTGGACATCTCCGCGCGTAGCGCGGTCGCGAGTCGCTCGCGGTGCGCCTTGGGTTCCTTGCGCGCGTACGTCGAGACGCCGCCCTTGCCGCGCCGCCACATGCGGTTCTTGCTCCAGTCCGAGTCGTAGTCGACCTCGACCTCGACGCGCCACCCATCGGCTCGCTCGTCGCTCACAGGCCGCGCTCCTTGAGCCAGCGCTGCGCCGGCTCGTGGAACTCGGCGAAGCGCGGCACGACCGTCGGATCGTAGTCGTGGATCGCACCGAACGGGTCGTGCAGCTCCGCCGGCGGAAGCGGGACGTACGGACAGTTGCCCTGGCTCTGCCCGATGCGGTGGTTGTAGAGGTCGGGGAAGTGCAGGCCGTGTCGCTGGATGTACGCCCAGACCTCACCGGTCGTCCACTCCTTGAGCGGGTGGTGGTGCCAGAGCCCTTCCTTCGTCTGATAGGTGACGTCGGGGACGGTGTT